GGCTCCGCCCATGAGTTAGTAGCATTTAACTCTGACGGGAACAAAGTTAGTTCCAACTAACTCACTCGCGAAAAAGAGGGCAACCGAAGTCACCCTAACGTTTAGGAAGCTGTTCTCTCCCAATCAGTTTTAAGGTCGTGAATATAAATATCACACAACAATGTGGCAGAAGTGAAACTTTCTAATGTCAATGACCTGTTATAAAAATAAACACTACCATCAGTATCAAGATAAACAGGAACTACATACTGACCACCATCAGAACCAATACCACCACCACGAAAAGCAAGTTCATGTCCTAAAGTCTGTTTTGGTCTGCAAAATTCTGGTAACGTACAAATTTTAGTGTACTGCGGACTATTAGAGCCTGGCGTGAAAGCACCCACTAATCTTACATGAACCATATGCGTTCCGAATTCACAGAACGTGCCACCACTGTTAGGTACAAACTTAGAGGTCGCATTGATTTTTGCTGAAAAGTTAGCCGATGGAACAAGTTCTTTATAGTCTCCTAATGGAACAGGCGACTGATTAATCATGCAATTTAAAATCCACCTTGCTAAAATATCGGTGTAAGCGGCTGTGTAATGTAAATACTGTTTGTCGGTTTCAGAATAAAAAGTACTCTGCATAATTGATGTCTCTGGTGTAATAACAGGCGCACTTGAAAATCCATCAATAAAAGTCCATCCGTTGATTATAGCGTACTGACTCATATAACGCCAATATGCCGTTTGCGGAATAACCCATCCTGACGGCATACCTCTCTTATTTTTGTACGTACTCATTAGATACACCTGACATTTTGGATTAAGTGTCTGTACTTTTGTTCTTATCTGATGTAGAGCGGTATTTAATGCAGATAAACTTGTCTGATCTCTCACATCATTAATACCACACCATATCCACAGAATATCTGGTTTTACGGTACAGGCTTCGAATCTTGTAGCCTGTTCTGCCATTTTTTCTCCGGACTTAGCATAACTTAATACGGTACAGCCTGTACCCGTCAGCATGGTCTTAAAGCTTTTAACCCAACTTACCGACCTACTCTCATCTGTTAAACTGTCTCCGAGAAGTACAATTTTTTTGTTCTGCATGTCATTTAGATAACTGACTGCTCCGTATGTATCTTCGATAATTTCTTGAAAAACGCCGGCAGTTTCATAATCATGCATAACAATTCTAACGTCTTTCAACACCTGATTCGGAATATCATTAACTTTCGCTTCATAATTATTAACAAAGTCGTTAATCTTCGTATTCTGAGAAGTGAGCGTGTTAGTCATTGTGGTGTTAAAGTCTTTTAACTGCTGTTTAACACTATTGTCAAGAACATTAAAACCGTCCGTCAATTCTTTCATGGTTGAAATCAACCAGTCCAGATTCATTTCGTGAAAATTGGTAAATGGGAACTTATTCCAAAATGCCATATTTATACCCCCTTTAATAAACGCTCAAACAGAACTTATCTCTGAAATCAACTATAATTTTGTTGATGACATTCATTTCAGCTACCATATTCAATCTGCTAGCTGAGTCAAAAAATTTCCCGTAATCTGTAAAAACTTTTGTATGACTTAGACTTTTTTCGTCTTTACCGGTTTCATCGTCTGTATATTTGACAGTATTATTACCGATTGTATTATCAGTTACAACAGAGTGGTCTTTTGGTTTCGCTCCGCTTTCATTGAAACCATATACAGAGTTATCACTGACTACGTTATCCTCATTGTCGTAGGTGGTAGTTCCGTTATGAGAAAGATTTCTTGTCTTTGTTGTATCATCTTTTCCTGTCAATACTTCCTGTGTACTTCCCAGTAAAATGTTACTCACATCTACCTCTACAGCCTGTTGTGCGGAGTAGTACGCTTTCCACACTCCTGTCTGATTGTCTGCCCAACTTTTGACAATCTTTTTGAAGAATGTTGGGTTAGGTAATGTGACTTCCAATTCCCCACACTCATACACAAGCAAATCTTCCAACCGTTCCAACATATTCATTGCTATTGTTTCGGTCTTGAACAACGCTATGAATACATCAAGAAACGTGTTGTCAATGATATTTTCATCCCAGTTAAGCAACCCTATTACAGAAACATAAGCACTCATATTCTCACCTACTTTCTATTTTGTCCAGTCTGCCCACACAATAATAGCAACAGCAACTAGAAAAGCAATCGTTATCTTAACCATCTTTCCTACCTTTCCTCCAGTCAACCCACACGGCACTACTCAGTTTGTCACCAAACATAGCATTAATCTTTCTACAGCTTTTCTGCAATTCTTCAAGCCACAAGTCACATTTACTCTGTGTTTCGAAATCGTTACTCTCAGCTTCAGCTGTAATCAACCTTTCTTTCTTGTCTGACCTCACGTTCGGAATACCAACATCATTGCAGAACATTTCTTCCCACCGTCTGAGTGTATCCTGTAAATCTGGCGCAATGAAGTTTTCTTTCAGCTTATTAGCAAACGTTGTCCATGGGTCTGTAGTATTTCCCATAGCATCCCTACGTCTGAGATTGTTACCATAATATACTGCGGTATTCCCAGACATAATCTGGTCAAACGTTTTCTTCAATGCCTCTGCTTGTACTTTTCCATCAACGCCAAACATATATGCTAACTTACTGTTAGCGATGTTAATTTCACAAGTTTCAGCAGTTAATGCCATATTGTCTGCGTAGTAAGAACATATGTCCATTACACCACGCCAGTCTGGTTGTAATCTGAGAATTACACAGTCTTTGTTTATTCTTTTTATATTAATACCTCTCAGCAACGGGTTTGCAATATTGACCTCTGTAGGTTGATAAAAAATATTATATCCCTGTAAACCACAAGCCTGCGGAATCACACCGTATTTGTCAGTTTCAAAAACACATAAGAATCCCCAACAGTACAAGGTGTACAGAAAATAATTCTTGTCCCACTTTTCCGGTAAGTCCCACTTGAATACTGACATACATTTCTGCAAAAGGTATCTCAGAAAATAGGAATATAACTGAGTGTTCTTGCAATGCAATGTAGACGGGGAATAACTGGAAGTATACAAGTTAATCATGTCATAACTAACAGGAACATTTGTGCTAAAAACATTCATCATATCACCCCTTTAAGAAATAGTCAAGCCATTGCCGCGTATACTCAACTCGCCGTGGCTGTTCCACTACCGCCGGACGCAAGTAATTTGCCGCAAAAGCATAAGTTAATTTTTCCAAATCATAATTAAGCTGATTAAAAGCCCACTGCCTAAAATCACATGGATATTTAGTGGTTTTATACCACTGCGGTTCAATCCCTCTGTGTGCTTCACCCACACTCTCTTGATACTCAGCATAGATTACCCCAAGCTGTTTGTTTCCGTCATACCAATCTTCATGTCCCCCATACAGAACGTCAAGAACTTTATAGAGGTCAGTTGCAGGTGTCCACTGTACCAGTCCATGTCCTGCCCCTGCTGATGTAGTACCGCCACCAACTTCAATAAGACCCGGGTTCAGTGTACTTTCACCCTGCATATTTCCAAGGAGTGCCGCAACGCTGTTCACATTCCATCCGAGTTTTTGACGGAAATAATCCCAGATAATTGAAGCGTTATTCTTCATGTCTGCATCGTTAAGATAACCTGCCGATGTATCAGTAACTACAGTTTTCCATTCACCTGCGGGTATGATAGGTGGAACAGTACCACCCTGTTGTTTCCCAAGAATATAAAAAAGCAACATATTTCCATTATCATTATAATAACTACGCATAATACACCCCACTTTCCAGAAAATTCTTAACCTCATCAATTTCAGCTTCATATGCCCCATTCAGAGGAGTAGAACCGTTTTCAACAGTGTAAAAACCGTTTCCTAGGGTACTAAATTTTCCGTTTTTACAATAAGGTCTTCCATTGTCTGCTCTGTCCTCGTCAACTAATAACTGACAATCTGAGTAACAATAAATACCAGACGTTAATCCGATTGTACTACCTATAGTTCCGCGTGTGCTGACCTCTGCTGAACCTGTAGCTTGTATAGCGCCGATTCCATTTTTGATGAAGCCGCTGATTCCTCCGATAGGATTCAACACAGAACTTGCAAGACTTCCTAAAGCAGACGTAGCTTTGTCCGCTATCGCGGTATAGTTAGTTTTTATATCACTCACTTGATAGTTGACAGCGACATTAGTATACAACACCCCTAATAATTCATTTACATTACCAGTATCCAAAGGTGTAGTAGCGGTACACATTGCATAACCTGTTCTAGGGTCCACCCATGCTGTAATATTAATCGAGTTGCCACTTGGAACTTTGGCACTGTCTATTGTCATTACACCAAAAGCGGGAATCCATATTCTCAAGTTTCTATAAGGACTTGAATTAAGATAGTTACCTCTCGTCGCACTTTGAGGATGAACTACAGGGGTAACGCTACTCGTGAAACGTTTGAATAATGAATCATCAAGTTTTTTAAGACCAGACGGCAATTCAATGTCCCACCAACCTATTGTCATTCCAACCATATCAGTTCCACCTATTGAAAATGGCAACCAATGAACAGATGTTATATATTGAGCTGGATTAACACACAATTTAGCAAAATTATCTGTTATTCCACTAATCCCATCACCTAACATCCAAGTGATATTTGCGAATACTGCCTGTGCAAATGCCTTAAACTGAGGCGGTGTGAATGCATAAAAATTTGAGATACCGTATTTATTAACAATACTCACCACAAACGTTCCTGCTGTATCAAGACCACTTTCCAATTGCCATAATGGTTCTCCTGTTGAAATATGTCGATTAACCTGTGGTTTATACGGATAATAAGTATCCATAATATCACCGTCAAAAGAAGTTGATGAACGCAAAATATAATAATTATAGTCAGCTATTTCCGTCTTATATGTTGCCAGAACATCAACCCGAAGAGAACAAGTCCACATATTATCTTCATTTTTCCAGTCAGTAATCCAGTACCACCTTGAAAATGCTTCAATATATGCCATGTTGTACACGGACGGATTGAAAGTCTCCGCTGAATTAGCAATTGTAATAACAGGAGTCAGCACCCCTGTTCCCTCTTTTACTACACAATTCAAGGTTCTTCCTGCTTCACCGTCTGGAATGAAAGTGCTGTTTTCCCTTTTCTTGACTCTGTATAATTTTACTTCAAAACTCATAGCATCACCTCAGAAAATGTTTCACGTGAAACATTATAGTAATGCCCCACGTGAAACCAAAAATATCAATCTAACAGGAAAACAACTGCATTTTCCGTTAAGTCATTCCAATACCTATCATTGAAGTGCCACCAAACATTCATGTACTCACCCCTTGCATTGTACGGAGTAGTAGCAGTTCTTGCACCATAAGTAGTGATTCCTGCCGCTTCTTCATCCATGAGGATTCCGAAAATGTTAGAAGTTGTTGTACCTTTACTGTCTGAGGTAATAACGCCAGTAGGAAGCATATATCTGGTTTGCACGTTAATTTCCATAGGAGTCTGTATTGACTGCCAGAAATTAACACCCTCATAGTCCATCATTTTAAGGTACTGTTCATTAAATACACTCGAGAATACAGAACTTTCCACGTTGTTCATTTCCGGGGTATAGAGATACAGTCTCTGATTCTTTACAGGTGTGTGACGCATGATATTGTGACCTGTAATATTAATATGATACTGTAATGAACGTTCTGTGAAGAAACCGGAAATCGTTTTAATACGGGAAAATGCCCACTTGTAAAATGGTACAAAATTTTCCGGTTTCTTCACGGTATTGCTGTCAAGTGCAAGACCTGTCACAGCATTATATTCTGCGACAAGGTGAATAACATTAGGTGTATCACCTTTTACTTTGCCGCCAATTAAGTTAACAATAGTTGCCCTCGCGGTATTCTCGTGGCACTGTTCAATCATGTCCATAGTGTTCTGAACAAGCATAGTGTAGAATCTTTCAAACTCTTCTTCATTCTGCAAAGCAATATTTAACTGGTCACGAAAGATAGTATAATGCTTGCTATATACACACTGCCCATAAAAATTGGTCTGTAAAATATCTGGTTTGCTCACAATGTCAGCGTCAATACTCTGTCCATCGGTTAAATCATAGGAAACATTCTGTTCCCAATCTTTGTCACCAATGTTAATCTTTCTAACATGATTTCCCCATTTCATGTTATCTACAAAAAGTCCGGCAAACTTTCTGTTGTATGGACGAATAGAAAAAATAGTACGCGAGATAACTTGCGAAATAGCATTAAGTAAATCATCCGGTGCAATTCCTAACGCTGTGGTAGCGACAGAAACAAAATTATCATTAATAGCACCTATAGTAGTTTTACCTGTAGCCTGTGAAATAATAGCATTTAGCGTAGCAATTGAATTAAAATTTCCAATTGACGGCTTTTCAGCGTTAACAAAAGCAGATGAAGCCATATTCTATTACCCCCTTGTCATAATTTCTGGTGGATTAATAATAGCCGCTGTCATTTCATCAACAGTCGGTACGTGATTATCCCCCATAAGATTCTGTGAAATTCCGTTCGCCTGTACAGCTCTGGTTAATGTGTTAATAGCATCTGTCAGACGGGAGTCGTTCTGCATATGACTGGAAATATTCATCTCTGGCGCATACGGATTCCCAGCATAATTCCCCTGACTAAACGCCTGATTCAAAAGTTCTGTCTGAGCCTGTGCCGCCTGACCTGGATTCTGTAACTGTCCCTGTAACATCTGTGGTGGTGTAACAATCGGGGCATTCATTGCTCCATATGGCACTGGTGGTAATCCCTGCCCTACGACCAGCTGTGGAGTCTGCACTGGTGCTGGTGCTGGTGCTGGTGCTGGTGCTGGTGCTGGTGCTGGTGCTGGTGGCTGTGTTCCCACAAGCTGTACAATATCGTTTTTTGTAAATCCTGCACCCGCAAGTGCGATAATATCATCAATAGTCATTTCGCTTATTCTCCTTTCACTTGTTGATTTTAATTAGATAGTCAATGTGAGCAAAACCTGCAACAATTTTACCGTTTGGCATAGTGTACTGACCAAGTACCCATTTGAGGGAACTATCGGTAAAACCGAACCCAAAGAAAGTACTGCCTTTTGGCATAGATGTAATAACGTTGCTGTCAAACGTTGGGGCATCTCTTAACATCAAGTCAAGATTATTTGTGTCAATCTTCATTTCGCCGTATAGTTCGGAATGCGGATGAAGTTCAAACCCCTGTTTGATGTCTGTTGCCTGTGAGATAATTTTTGCGGAAAGGTTCATGTTTCCTCATCCTTTCCCAGTTTATCCAGTAACTTCTGTAATACAAGAGTGTTGTTGTTCAGTGCATCCTGCATGTTCTTCATTTCTTCCTTATGGGACTGTGTTTCCTGATACCATAAGTAAAAAGTAACTGCAAGACAAGCTACAGGAACGCCTAAGTTACTGAAAAGCTGTGTGATTGTATTTGCGTCCATATGCTACTCCTTTCAATGTTTCACGTGAAACATTAATAGCGGTATACTGTAATGTAGGGAAGTCCGACTCTTGAGGCGGACAACCTCATGCACCACAGTTCCGCTGTTTGTCCTTGTGCTACGGACTTATGTTTTCCCTACACGTACATGATACTACATATGAAAGTAGCTGTCAAGAAGAAATTTCGATTCTATGTCCTCAAAATATATCTTGTCTTCCAAATAGTTAATGTTCCATATCCACGAATAATACCGCTTAAAGGCTTTGATGTTCTTTTCATTGATTCCGATAAAAGTTCGTAATGGTTCACCCTGTTTGTGTTTGCACACATAAAGCATATCTGAGGACTTGTGTTCGTAAATGGCTATTTCCTCGAAAAAAACCAATGGAAGATATTCCGACAGGTTTTGCGTCCTCACATCTGAATAGTCGGTGTCATAGAACTCATTTCCAAGTGCCATTTGAGAAAATCCGCTGTCCTTACCTACCATCTTATAGAGAGCCGTATTCTGTTTTGCCTCAGAAATAGGACTGTTACATAAATTATATAACGCAATACCTCTATCACGTAAGAACGCAGTTTCCTGATGTTTCCGTGACATATCCGCAACTTTTCTTATCAGTCCCAGACTGGCGAACAACTCACAGCCTACATTATCTGAGTTCGAAAAGCACAACACCTGTAGCGGCGGCAGTCCTTTCAACTCCCTATTTCGATTCATAGTTTCATAGCCGTGAAGAAAAGACGTTGCAATTCCTTTCGGAACACGGTCACCTTTCTGCGGAATGAACTCGTCCCATATCCACACAGACACATCCTCAGCGGAAAATCCACGTAAATTCGCTAGTGTGGTGATAGCTGACGCATAACCCACAGGTGAACCAACTGGCACAAGTCGGTCTTTCTCATTAAGTTCTGTGCGGTAGAATCCTGCAATATCATCTACCGGGAATGGCTGTATATTCCAATCATTATCTGCATTTAACGGTTTGAATGGGGACAACTCTACGTTCTTAATCTTGTCAAGCTGAGTTTGTTTTGTTCTGGAATACATGAAAGTCTTGTTGTGTTCCACGACATATTTCAGACCACCATATGTCTTGCCCGTACCACGCCCACCCCAGATAAAGTTGAAGGGATAGCCTTTTTGGACTATCCCCTCAACATCCAGATAACCTTGCGTTGTGTACAGGCTCTTGGATTTATTCTTTGACATATTTCGCGGTGATGTACTCACGGTTGTTCTTGCTACGTTCTGCAACGACTTCGATACATACATTTACAACGTTGCAACGTTTTGCAAGTTCCATAATTCTGCCGAATGTGCGAACAAACGCCGCTGAGGTTGTTGCGAACACATGACCCTCATTGGTTGATACGGTAAGAACTTTTACCAGTTCACCCTCTGCGTTTTCTTCTTCATATAAACAGAATTTGTCAATGTGAACCTGTTTTCCTTTGAGGTCAGCACCACGTAATCTAACCGGGGACTCAAACATATCATAACTAAGATTCATGTCCCACTCATTGTCCTTGATATTTGTTTTAATAATATTCATGTTAATTTCTCCTTTTTCATGTTCATGTTTCACGTGAAACATTCCAGAATGACGAAAACGAATGTTTCACGCTATAGTTCTATATTCAGTTGTAAGTGATTCGAAAAGTATGGCAATACAAGATATAAAAGGTTTTACTGTTACTCTGTTACGACTGGTTTCATATCGTCTGGAATCTCTGGTTCATCCACTGCGCTGTCCATCTCTGCAATAGCGGCTCTTACAAAGCCCTCGTCAGAAAGCTTGTAAGTGTTGAACTTTGTTTCTGTAGTGATGTTTTCAACAGTTGCTCCTGCCGGAACGAGTTCAACATCTTTTTTCATATTATTATACATTTTAACCTGCGTCCAACCCGTTCCGATGAATTCCTTTGTTACAAGCTTAATGTCATCACTGTTTTTTTCTTTAATGCTCAGTATCATAACTGTAGTTGTAATTGTTCTTACCATTGTACCGGAATCTCCTTTCTTATATTATAATTGTTTGGACTTCTGTCCTGTGAAAGTGTTTCTCAAGGACATTATTATAGTAACATAATATTTTCATGTTTTCAATAATTTTTTCATTTTGGTTATTGACATTCAACAATATATGTGGTATTGTATAAGTGTTCCATAGATAACTACTTATATGAAAGGAGTTTTTAACAATGACTAAGAAAGAAATAGTTGAGACACTGGAAAGGTTAGCCGATGAAATTGAAAAAGGAAATAAAATGTTTGTCTATATCAATAACGTTATGCTGACTAACAACTTTAGCTTAGGTCTGACAGAAAAAGTTAGATTCGAAGTTAAAAAACCTTGCGTGGATGACAGCCAGTACTGGGTATTCTTATATGCGGGTTGTTCGGTAGTAACTGCCATTATGGGAGACAACATTGAAAAGATAACTATTGAGGTGAGAGAATGAGCCTATTCTTGTTAGGGTTATGTGTTGGTATAATTGTAGGGTTCGTCATAGACGGACTTCACGATGACTAATGTTTCACGTGAAACATTTCAAGAATGAAAGGAGAAAACTATGAAAACAGTGAGTGTTAATTTTCAAGAGGATATCTTGAAAAACCTTGATGAACTTGCTTCTAAACTGGGTACTTCAAGAAGTAATGCATTAATGATAGTATTGAGAGAGAATGTGATACTCTCTTTAATAGGAAAGGAGTGTGGAAAATATGGCAAAGAAATCTGCAAGTAGAATACAACTAGAGGTCAAATACAGAGAGTTGAGAAAGAAACTTACAGGTCAAATAGCAAAAGTTTCTAAAAGTGCTTATGCGAAAGACGTAGAAGCGGCGAGGGCTTATATTGAACCTAGAATTCCAGTTGTTTCAAAGATTAAGTCTAAACGTAACTTGGAAATGGCAATTCGTGAAGTAGAAGCGGCATTGAAGAACAAGACATTTGTGATAGCTGAGAGAAAACGACAGCGTAAGGCGGCAGTTGAAAGACTAAATATTATGTTTGGGACTAATCAGTTCAAGAATTGGAGACAAGCATCAAAGTTCTATGATTTTATGAATCTTGTAAGAACACATTCCGAAGATATCATATACGACAGCGATAAAGCCGCCGATATATACCTTGAACACACTAATGAACCATCACAAAAAATATTGGAGAGATATCGCGAATATGAATCAGAATTCCGTAAAAGAAGTCCAAAGAGAGTGCGTTTCTGACATTATCAAAAGTATACCAATTGCAAGAAACTACAGTAAAAGAAAGAAATCAGATAAGACATTATTCCGCAACTGCATGTGTGCTTTCGATATTGAAACAACTTATCTTGACGATGTTGAACAGAGTATTATGTATATATGGCAATTTGCTGTCATGGATTTAAGAAACGGGAATATATGGTACTGTTTTGGTAGAACATGGGAACAATTCACTAAGTTACTTGACAGTTTTTACCATGAGGGGATTACGGTTTTGGTTTGGGTACATAACCTCAGTTATGAATTCCAATTCATGCGTCACTGGTTACCTTTCCAAAAAGACAAAATATTTGCCCTAAAGTCTAGAAAGGTTGTCAGAGCCGATATTGACGGAGTACAGTTTCGATGTTCTTATATACAGACCAACAAGAGTCTGGACGCTTTCACTAGGGATATGGGTGTTGTTCACCAAAAGCTTAGTGGTGTTGAATTTGACTATTCAAAGAAGCGTTACCCGTGGACTGAAATGACAACAGAAGAATTGCAGTACTGTTGTAATGACGTTGTTGGTCTGTTGGAATCTATGCAAGTGCGAATGAGAATGGAAAATGACACTTTGTATTCTTTACCATTAACTTCCACGGGTTATGTTAGAAGACTCGCCAAAGAAGCAATGCGAAAATTTAATCATAACCAACTACAAGCTATGATGTGTGATGTTGATGTGTATAAGCTGTTGAGACTTGAGTTCCGCGGTGGTGACACACACGCAAACAGATATCATGTCAATAAGATTCTTGAGAATGTGGCTAGTTATGACAGGGCGAGCAGTTATCCAGATGTTATGTTAAACTATCGTTTTCCTATGAGTGCTTTTACTCCTAGAATGATAACAGATATTGGTGAACTAGAAAAGAAGTGCCAGATAAGAGACTGTTGTTTTATAGCTGTATTTACAATAACCAACTTACAACAGAGAGATATTTACTATGGCGCACCTTACTTGAGTCTCGATAAGGCTGTTGAGATATCAGGTCAGGTTGTTGATAATGGTAGAATATTGAGTGCTAACAGGGCTGTATATGTATTCAACGATATAGACTGGAAAATAGTTAAGAGTGAGTATGTTGGAGAGGTTGAAATTAGTCAGGTATATATTGCGAAATATGGATATTTACCGCAAGCATTTCGTGATTTAGTCATTGACTTGTTTCATAAAAAAACATCACTCAAGAATGTTGATGGTCAGGAATTAAACTACATGAGAAGTAAGGAACTTATCAACTCATTATATGGTATGTGCGCTCAGAATCCAGTGAAACCAGATGTTATCTATATGGATGAACCAGACCAAGCTTTTACACTAGAAGATATAGTTGATATCGGTGAAAAGTTGGAAAAATACAACAAGAAAGCATTCCTGTTATATGCGTGGGGCTGTTGGGTGACTGCATGGGCTAGATTAAAATTGAAAGAAATGATAAACATTGTTGGAGATAATTTTGTATATTGTGACACTGATTCTGTCAAGTTCCTTGTTCGTGATGATTATAAAAGAATTGTGGCAAGGATAGAGGAATACAATCAGGGTCTGAAAGAACTCAGCATATCGAATAAAGGATATGCCGATGACAAAAAAGGCATTACACACTACTTAGGTGTATATGAATATGAAGAAACATATAAACAATTTAAAACATTAGGAGCGAAAAAGTATGCATACACTAGACAAGACGGGACATTTAAAATTACAATCGCAGGAGTACCCAAGAAAGAAGGAGCGAGAAAAATGGGAACAATCGAAAACTTCAATGTTGGTTTCGTATTCCGTAATTCGGGTAAGTTGGAATCAGTGTACAATGACAGTGACTATGGAACTTACTATACAGATGATTCATCAGAACATCGAATTGAAATTCGTTCAAATGTTGTGCTACGAGAATCAACGTATGAAATCGGTCTTTCGTTGGAGTACATGTATCTTTTGGCATCTGTTGGAAATTGGGACAGATTTATAACACAGGAAAGGTTAAAGTGGGATGAACAGAAAATTATTGGAAATCAGGGATAACTTAAAGGGAACTCTTGACGCTATGACATATGTAAAAACTAATGAAGAGTTGGACAGACTGTTTGTGAGTGTTTGTGCGGAACTTCTTAGTTATGATATAGAACTTAGAAAAGAAATTGAAAAGTGATTTTCTGTGAGAGGGTGACTTCGGTTGCCCTCTTTTTTCGCGAGTGAGTTAGTTGGAACTAACTTTGTTCCCGTCAGAGTTAAATGCTACTAACTCATGGGCGGAGCCATTTCGAACATATGTTTGTGTTTCGTGTGCGTTCGCCGCGGACAGACTGGGCGGTTTGTGTTTGTCTGTGACGGACAGACGGAGTTAGATGTGTCCGTGGTGTGCGGACAAAATTGGGGGAAATGTCCGTGTACGGCGGACATGTATATACTTT